CAGACCTGCGGGAACTTCGGAAGGCCGACGGTCTTACACCGTTCTTCCAGAACCTTGACGTCGTAAATGACCTCAGTGATTTCGGCCTTGCCGGTCTTGCGGTCGGCAACGCCAAGGCGTGAGATCTTCTGAGCCTGCCACTCTTTCTTGTCCGCCTCGAACGTCGGGCGCTCCTTGTGCGTGGACTTCACGAGTTGATCGTAGAGAGCTTCTGGCATGTCGACGATGTCGCACTCGCGCACGGAGAACGGGCCGTAGTGGTAGCTGTTGTGGCGCGGTCCTGCGATGCCGGCGAACGAGAACGACCGCGTGAACTGAACGCGCACGAGCTTCTCGATCTTCGGCAGCACGGCTCGCGCAAGCGCGGCGGTCCCGGCGCTCTCGACAACGACCGCAGCCAACGACGCCTCGTTAGCCTGACTCGCAACGAGTTCGGCCTTGAGCTGCTTGTTGGTGGCGTCCTTCTTATCTTCCATCTGAATCGTCTCCTCGACGTGGGTGGCTTGAAGGGTGGCCGGGCAAGCTCAACTGCGAACGGAAGAACGCAGCGCCGCCTGCCCGACCGATTGACCGCCGGGCCTAGCCGGTGGTGATGTTGATGATGGACGAGATCCACGGCTTCGTGACCGGAAGCAGCGGTTTGAAATCGCCCCGCCAGAACAGGTAGATGTCCTTGGCGTCGGTCGCCCCGTAGGTGTCCATGCCCATCGTCATCCGGCGACGATTGCCAAGGACGGCCATGTCGCGGTTGACGGTGATGGTCTGAGTAAGCACGGAACCGACCGTTCCGATCTTGCCGGTGCTCGCCATGTTGTCGGGCATCCGACGCGAGATGATGAGCGGCGAACCCCACAGCCGGTCAAGGCTGCCGGTCAGGATCGTTGCGAGACTGCCGACCAGATCCTGCGTGATGACCTTGCCATCGCGGAGCAGGGTGAGGTAGCCACGCGGCGAAACGAACTGGATCAGCTTGTTCTGATCCACGCCGTACTCGCCCATTGTTGCGCGAGCAATCCCCATCATGTCGGAGGTCACATCAGAACCAGCGCCGCCCGTCTCCGTGTCGGGAACGGCGGTGTTGTCAGCGCAGAACGACCGGAGGCCATCCCAGAGCCGACGCGCATCCACGCCAGCGGCAGGGCACGCCTTGCCATAGTGCGTGTCGGAAGAAGCGGTGTCATCGAGGTCAGCCGTTCCCGCATCGCCGTTGATGATGGCATCGGCCAGAGCGTTGCTCATGCCTTCGGTCAGCATCTGACGGTAGAACGGAAGCTGCGCAACGATGGCATCTTCCTCGACCTCTCCGGAGAACACGACCCGCGAGCGAGCCTTCACCGCATCGAGCTTCGCGGTCGAGTCGGAGATGACCTGCATATTCGCATCGGCAAACGGGTTTGCCGCGACGTTGGTCGTGATCTCGACCTGCATGGTCGCTTCCGGATCGGTGAGGTTGACGTTCAGGTCGAGCACCTTTCCGGGCATCGTGATCTGCCGGAACAGACCCATCTCCGGAGTGGCCAACCGGATGTTGTCGAACAACTCTCCGGTGAAATGGTCCGGCACCCAGTTGGCGAGGTCGGTCGTGTCGACCATGTCAGTCGCCACCGACTTGAACATGGCTTCCGCCATCCGCTTCGCTTCCTTGGTCGAGTCGAGGGACGCGATGCCGCCGCGCCGCTGATACGAGTCGTTGTGATACAGACGCATGATCTGATCCTGAATCAGAGCGTTGTCGTTCAGCGTCCGCAGCCGGTCGATATTCTCGTGCTCAGGAGCGTAGAACTCCTCGCCGGTCGAGAGGTGCACGCCCTCGATCAGATTCTTGATGGTCGGCGCGTCGAACGTCTTGGCGCCGTACTCTTCTTCGTCGCCGCGAGGTGCCCGGTAACCACCCTTGAAGCGGTCGAGCATCCCGCCCATCGCACCGTCGCCTGATTCGAGCGCGGCCCGGCGTTGCTCCTCGCCGAACTTCTGCTGCGCTTCCTCCATCGACTTGGCGATGGCGGTGACCTCTGCCACGGCCTTGGCCATGTCATCAGCGCGCTCGCTCAACGAGAGCTTCGTCGCCTCGTCAGCGGCTTCGATGCTCTCCTGCATTTCGGTGACCCGTTTCAGGATCTTCACACCGTCCTCGTGTGAAATGACTTTCTTCGTTTCATCACCCATCGTCGTTACCTCCGAACAGAGACACGACCTCGTACTCTCCATCGTCTCCGAAGTCGAGCGAGGTCACTTCGTACTCGTCTGTGTCGGCGGCCTTGCCATCCGACTCCGGGCTTGATTCGTCGTCCGTATCCGTCTCCTTCGGTGGTTGCTTTGTCCCGGCAACGATGCGAGCGCATACGTCTGCGACCGTATCGGAGTCGAGGCCAAGTGCTGCGAGCTGGCCGGGGATCGACTCGCTCGTCTCGCCCATCTCTGCGGCGAGGTATTCAGGTTCGCCTTCGTCGTCGACGTGGACCATCGACTCCGCGATCTCCTCGCCATACACAGCGGCCATCGCGCTGCGAACTTGGATTGCGCTCTCTCGATTTGCGGGGACGGTCACGAGGCTGATTTCCAAAAGCTCGAGGTTTGTGACCTCACGCCCGTCCACCTCCTTACCCGTCATCGGGTCTTTGAACTTGACGGGCTTCGAGTCCAGCAAACGGAACCCGATGGAAAGCGTGCGGATCTGACCGCGCTTCACTTGCCCGCGAACAAACCGGATGAACTCGCCCAGCTCTCCGAACAGCTCACGACCTTCGTCGTCCTGCGCCGGCTGGACATAGCCTCGAACCCACAGGCCCTTGTCGGTGATCTTGGCATCGGTGATGCCGCCGACCGACAGCGACCAGTCGTGGTTGTAGAACGTCGCCGGATTGAACTTCAGGAAGTTCTTGAGCGACTTCCGGAACGCGCTGGGCTTCACGATTTCCTTAACCCGGTCAGGGTTGATCGTGTTCGCCATTCCCTCGAAGAACAGGCGACCGTCCTCGTTCTCCTCTTCGACCTTGAAGGTTATGGGAGCGTAGCGCATCCGCACCTCACGCTGCGCCGCCGCTCGCATAGCGTCGCGTCCGACCTTGCCGATTGCAGCTCCTAGCGTGGTCATCGTTTTGCCTCCACTTCCGGTGTCACAGAACACCGGCAGCTAATCGTGTTTGCGAGCGAACCGTTTTCCGTGTCGCCCGGGAATCTGAGCTTCTCGCCGGAGACGACGAACAGCTCCTTGCCCGGAATCACCTTGAGGCCGTGCGCCGCGACGTGATCTGGTCCGCCGTTCTCACCGTCTCGCGTGTTTTCATCGACGACCGTCTGCCAGACAGCCTTGACCTTGATGCCGTGTTCTTCGCGGGCGTTCTCCATCGAGGACATCGCGCCGGAGTTGACCGCTTGCGATGACTCCGTCCGGGCGATGGTCAGAGCGTTGCTCCGCTCGTTGCGGAAGAAGTGCTGAACGCGCTGAGACATCTCAGCCTCGCTGTCGCCATCCGCCAAACCCTCGCGCAGCGTCTCCTTGAGGAACTCGAACTGCCGCTTCGAAATATCGGTGATCCGTTTCTCGTGGCCCTTGAGGATCTTCTCCGCGAGCGTGTTCCGCAGGTCGACTCTGCCGGTGATGCCGATTGCGTTGTCGACGATGCCAAACGCCTTCTTGGCTGCCTTGTGCAGCGTGTCCTTCGTCCGCGCAACGACGGCGTCCCTGACGGTGACCTTGATCAGCTCCTCGATCTCCGCGAGATCGTTCGCAATGACCGCAGCCTCGACGCTTCGCTCAACCGCTCGATACTCTTCGTTCAGGATGTTCTGCATCCTGATCTCCGTGATCTTCAGCAAAGCCCGCAGCGCCTTCTCGACCGGGCTGATCGCTTTCACGACGCCGGTCGACCTGTCCTCATACGATTTCAGGGCGCGGGCGATGGAGCCGCGCCGGGAGTCGGAACGCTGCCCCTCTCCATCTTGCGGCTCGTCGGCTGCCGCTGCTTCCGCAAGGGCCGCCTCTACAGGCAGCAGCCCGCGCCCAATCCACAGGACGTCTCCGCCCACGATGGGTTCGAGGTCGAGGTTCTTAACCCGCACCTCGTTCGGCGTCATCATCGCGCCCGCGATGGCTTCCTTGCCGACCTTGATGAGTTCGCCGCGATCCGGTTGCATCGCCTCTACATCGCTGTAGTCGTAGGCGGCAAAGAGCTCAGGCGCGATGCGCGGAAGGAAGTTCGAGTTCAGGACGCGCTCGAAGCGTTGTCCCCGGGCGACCATCACGTCCTGCCAGAAGATCCGACGCTTCTCCTGTAGGCTCGCAAAGTTCGCGGACTTCTCACCGAGCAGCTCAAGCGGCAGACCGAACGCCATAGCTATGTCGGTCTTGGTGAGGTTGAGCTGCTCGATGAAACCGATGTCTTTGTGCGCGAGCGTGTGGGGCTTGAACTTCAGACCGTCCCAGAGCACGGCGACGCGCCCGGCGTTGTTCGCGCTCCCATACTGCTTGTGGAACGTCTTGCCGATAGCCTTCGCCGTGTCGGCGTTAAGCTCCTCGTCCGTTTCCAGAGTACCGGCGATGTGGACGCCGTGCTTCAGGAGTTCGTCGTTCCACTTGCGCGCCCGCAGGTCGGTCAGGATCTCAGAGCGTCCGGCGTAGAGTCTGCCCATCGCGGTGAAGCGCGGGCCGGTCGAGAACTCACGAACCTCCAGCACTTCTTCGGGCAGGAGATTTATCGCGCTGCCCTCGATGTGATACTGATACCCGATCAGACCTTCAGACTTGTTCCGGATCGGAGTCAGGCCGTTCGGATAGAGCGGCCAGAGTTCAAACGGTATTCCCTTCGGCGTATCCGGCCCGGGCGGCGAGATGGAGATGGAGCCTTTGCCGGCGAGGAGAGCCCAGCTCTCGACCCACTCGAAGCACTCCAGATCAGTCATGTGCGGATTCCACAACGCGAACGCCTGCGCGACCGGATGGTCGTCAGCAGGTTTCAGGACCGACTCACCGTTCTCGATCTCGCGTCGGTAGAACTTGAGCGGGACGCCGGCCCGTTTGCCGGCGATGTAGTTCACGCAGGTGTTCGTGAATAGGTGGGCTTCGTAGGCGATCTTCAGTTGCCCGCCCGCGAGTTGATCTTCTCCAGCGACGTGGAGAACATCCGACCCGGACATCTCCGCGCCGCCAATCGTGCTGTAGTCTTTCTGGACTGTGGGGTTTCCGGATATGCGTCCCGCAATAGCGAGCAAGTTATCGACGGCGATCTCAGACAAGTCGTGACGCCACTGGCGCATCTCGCGCCGGAGCCTATTCGCCATGTTGAACCCCTTGCGGAACGTCTGCCGTGCCTGCTCGATGGTCGCTCCGGAGAACGCCGCGAGTCGTTGGCCGCTTCATGCTCTGCCCCCTGCCTATGCGAAACGCGGTGACGGGTCAAGCCCCTGTTTCACGTGAAACCGCATCGAGCTACGGTTCCAGCCCACCGATCCGCACCGGAGACACCGACGAAAACCACCGGGCCGAAGCAAACTCGAACTGATATTTTCGCAGCGATGGTGCACTGAACCTCAAACGCCGTTGCCGGCGTGCAGTAACCGGATAGAGGCCGGCATCAATATTTTCGAGCGCGTCGAAGCAAACTCGAACTGATATTTTCGCAGCACGAAGCAAACGAGGTCAGGCCACGCCCGGACCGACCGTCTTTCGTCCGTGCCACGCGAGCGCGATGGCGATGGCAAGCTCTCCGTGAGTTTGCGCGCCGCGAATCTGATCCGCTCCGGCGTGTCCCAGATACTCGATCCGGTCATCGTCGTTGTACTGCATCCCCTTGAGATCGCCGATGGTATGCATCCCACATAGCTGTAGCTCTCCACGGCTCAGGCTCGTCGAGAGGTCGGTGAACAATCGCGGCTTCGTCTGGGCTGAGGTCGGGAAGCCGGGCTTGCGTCGATTCTTTTTCCCCATGTGCTCGACCATCTCCTTGTCCCGATGACGGTAGACGCCCGACACGCCCCATCGCCGCAGGAGCTGCAGGATGGCGTCGCCCGGATAGTTCCTTTCGCAAACGATCAGGCCCGGGTATCGCCTCTGAAGCTCGACCACCATCTCCGCCTGCGTATCCGTGGGCACGCGCCCGATCCACTCGTAGACCTGCGTGGCCGGCTCAGTCGAGAGGTCGATGATGGCGATGCCTGCCGGATGGCCTGACGAGCTTCCGGTCGAGGTGTCCAAGCCGATAACGTACTCGTGGCCCTCGACCGGGTCCGCCTCTTTGCACTTCGGGACCAGAGCGTGAGCGTCG